AGACCCGTACAAACTCAAACCTACAGCTCTTGACGGTGCCGTGCAGGGTGGGGGAGGGGGTCTCCCCCAGGTGGGTCAGTCGATGAGGCCGGGATGCTTTCGCTTGCGCGGCTGGTTTTTCTTCCGCTCAGCGGCCAGCGCCGTCGCAGCTTCCTGCTGCGTCTTACGTTTGTGATGCCAACGGCAAAGCCACTGCAGGTTCACCGCGCGGTGATCGTCACCTGGCTCGATGTGATCGCAGTCTGTACCTGCAGCGGGGCATCGAGTGCCGTCGTGCAGCATTGCTTCACACCTGCCGGCTGCGCGATCGCGAACGAAGGCGCGGCGCTCTTCCCAGTCATCAGGCAGACGGGCGGCGCGGTTTGAGGTCTCCCATGCCATGCCCCGCCCCCTCATCCCATATGCACTGACCCCCGCTCCACCGGGGCCGATGGGAGCGGGGGTCAGTACAAGTGCGCGGATTGCCGTTAAAGCAGAAGCCCCTCGCTTACGCTCAGGGCCACACTAGGAGAATACGCCGTGACAAGCCCTTCTGCAAGCGACACGCGCCTACATCCGACGTGTCGCCAGCCTCTCAATATCCCCGACCCTGTAGAGACGATCCCCGCCCCTCCTCGCCCGGGGCGCCAGCTGCCCCCGCTGCGTCCACTTCCGGACAGTCGGATCCTTGATCTGCGCTCCCGCCAGGATCTCCGCGACACGTGTTGCGCGCGAGCGCGGCAGCAACGACTCACGAGCTTTCGAGAGCAGGCGCTCCCAGGCTTCGCCGATCTGCTCGACCGCACCGCACTCGCGGCAAGTCGTGGTGTCCTCGTCCGGATCGCGCACGAGAAGATCAGCATCGCACTGACTGCACGAGCCGACGTAGACGAGACGCTGTCTGCCGGGGGAGGCGAGACGCTCAAGGCGCGCGACTGAGTACAGTACTTCGTCTGCACACTGCTCGGCTTCCGACCACCTGCGGAGCTTGTCCTCGTGCAGGTCGAACACGCGCGCGACCATCCACCAATCGCCAGGCCTCACCCAGTAGGACGGACCCATCACGTGCGACAGGAGCAGCGTCGCCCATGTCAGGATCGAGTCGCACATCTCGTCAACCTCGATCATCAACGCCAGGTTGAGCGGGGCTCTCGACGAGGGGACACCCGAGCCGCCGACCTGCTCGCCTGTGCGCACTCCGTGCGACGCAGCGTAGGCGAGATCACTCATCAGGCCTGGCATCGATGCGGTCGCCACGCGGACGCGGGCCGCGCCGCCGCGAGAGAGGAACTCTCCGTCGAGGAGAGGCTCACCCGTCACCGGGCAAACCCTGCGGTCGCTGTGTTCAGTCATCGTAGCCCTCCACCCATGAGGCGAGCTGATCGCGAGTACATTCGATGAGTCCGCGTCGCGCGAGCATCGAGCCGCCTCCATCGTGCATAAAGACAGTCACCTCTTCTTTGCCGGGGACCATGACCTCAGCGCAGATCACCCACGCCCCGGTCACTGCTTTGTCTCCATGCCCTGCCTGTACCAGTGCTGAGAGCGCATCTTCTACCTTGCCCCTCAGCTCTTCCTTCTCGGTCACCTTCTTCTCCTTCTACGGTTCCGCTTGCTTGTGTGCTGCTGAGGTGTGCGCGGATGCCCGGCCTGGCCCTTCCCAGCCTGGCCCGTGCCTGCCCTTCCCTGGCCTGCCCGTCCCGTCCCGTCCCTACCCGACCCGAGAGTATCCGGCTTGATACCCTTCAACGTCGGACTGTGGTTCGGACTTAAGTCCGAACTAGGTCGAATACGCGGACCCTCGGACGCACACCGCTCAGGTGTGCCGGGGTCACGCACAGCAGCCTCAGCGGGGCCGCTGGAGCCGCGCCCGGGGTCAACAGGTGCTCCGGACCCTCGGCCCGGGAGAACGCCCTTCGCGGGCGTCTCTGAGGCGGGGTCAACGGGCGCACCCGGATCCACGGACGGCACGGCTTCATACCCGTACCTAGTCAGGAATTCTGCCGACCATACGCCGTAATACGGTGTCGTCGGGACAGGACGCAGCGGCGAGGCTGCGTCGAACGCTTCGCGCGCATGACCGCGCGACGAGTTGCACTCGTGGCAGGCGACCACGAGCCCATCGACCGGGGCGTCCCCCAGCGAGTCCGGGTCAACGTGGTCGAGCGTGCCGAGGTTGTACCCGGTTGGACCGGTCCACCGCACGACCTTCCCGCAGTAACGGCACTGATCGCCGTCACGGAAGATCACCGCAGCTTTCTTGTTCGGGTCGCGATTCTCCCGCGACCGTGCGCGGCGACGCATGACCTCCTCGCGCGGCTGAACGTGGATAAACTCCTCGTCCGTGAACAGGCGCAACTTCCTTTTGCCCTCCACTTCAACCCACGTGAGCAGGCCCGCGCCTACCGCTACGTCAATCAGGTGCGCACTCCGCGAACGATCGCCGTCACGGAACGCTGCGCCCCTCTCGATAATTCCATCCGTTAAGTGCTTGGCCGAGTACGTCGCGAGCGCCATGAGGAAGCCGAACATCTCGATGATCGAGATGTCCTCGGCACCCTCCACGTCGTACAGCGACATGAGCTTCGGGTGGCTCAGCGCTTCGTCGCCGACTCGTACCCAGGCCATTACTCGCCCTCCTTAACACTCGTTGTCTTAATCTCCGACGGTTCCCAGCCATCCTCCGGGAACAAGTCCCGGGGCCGAAACGCCGGGAAGTTGCGCCGCATCCAGTCACGCTCAGTTTTCCGCTGATACTCAGCCTCAAACCTCCGGAAGCACTGCCTACAGCGCGCATGCCCTGCAGCGAGAACCTCACCGCAGTCCGGGCAGTACCGCTCCATCAGAACGGCAGCTCAGACGGAGCAGCAGGTGCTCCCCACGGATCATGCTGCTGTGCGTCTAGCATCGCGCTCGGCGCCCACCCACCCTCAGCAGGACCAGACGCAGACCCTGCACCGAAGCCGCCCGCGCTCGCGGGCTGTGCCTGGTTGCGGGTGACCTGCGCGCGTGCGCGGCGCAGGGAGGGGCCGACCTCGTCGACCTGCAGCTCAACGACCGTGCGACGTTCACCCTGCTGGGTGTCGTACGAGCGCTGGGTGAGGCGACCCTGAACGATGACGCGCATGCCCTTNNGTTACGGTCGTAGGTTCGGGGGGTGGAGGCCACCGTGAAATCGGCGACCGCGGCGCCGGACTGCGTCCANGTGTCGATGCGACGGTGAAGTCTGCGACGGCAGCGCCGGACTGTGTCCATCGCAGTTCGGGGTCAGCGGTCAGGTNGGCGCAGGAGCTTCGTACGGAGAATGGTCTCGTCGATGCCCATGCGGCGGTTGATCTCGAGAGCGACCTCGGGGGTCGTGGTCATGTCGATGACGACGTAGATGCCCTCAGAACGCTTGAGGATGTCGTAAGCAAGGCGNAGAACGCGGACCTCGTACATCGGGATGTTCAAGTGCTTGCCCGCCAGGTGCCCCGCGATGACCGTGTATGGCCCGTCTAGGAAACGGTCCGCATCATCAGGCAACAGGCCTGCGTCGATCAGCCCGTCCATGAGCGCCTTCACGGTCGGAGCTAGGTTGCTGCGGTCACGCCGCCGCCTGTCCGGATACGCGAACTCCATCTCCACTCGAGCGTGCGTCAGCCCGAGACGCGCGACCCCCTCACCCTCACGGCCAAGCAGGTAGCCCCACTGTCGGAGCTGCTTCGTGAGCCGCGAGCGCGCGGCCCAGTGCATCTTGTCGTTGGCGGTGATGAGCTTGCTGCGCGTCAGTGGCAGGACGCGCGATTCCCACACCAGCTGGGCGGTCATCCCAGATCCTCCTCTGTTAGCTGTTCGCCCGGCCTCGTGTACCAGGCTGTGAAGTCCTCCGGGATGCGGTTCGACAGACGCATACTGCCCGGGCGTGCGACGATCATGTCCCCCTCAAGCGCCCAGATCGTGTAGGTGTGTTCGACGAGCATCACCCGCCCGTCCGGCGTGAAGCCGCAACGCTTGCGCGCGCGTCGGGCGATCGTCTCCGCGTTCTCACGAGTCAGCCGGACCGCGCGGACGAGCGCGCGCTCCTGAAACTCTTTGACACCGGGGATGTCCTTTAGCGGGTCGATGCCGGTCATGCTGCCTCCTTAATGGCGATCCTGGTGAGCTGGTAGATAGCGGCGGCGCCCTGCTGCGGGACGACGCCATTTCCGAGCAGGCGGAGCTGCTGCTCGCGTGTCAGCCCGAGATCTTCGCCGGTCACGTGACCGTCTGACAATCCCATGAGCCATTCGACGAACTTCGTTGAGAGGCGTGCTCGCCCCCCCCTCGCGTGTCGGCGGGACAGTCGGTGCCGGAGCCGGACGACCGAGTATCTGCTCCCAGCGCGCGATCGCGGGCGCGTACATCCCGAAGTCGGTGTACTCGATGCGTGTCGCGAGCTTCGTCGCTTTCTCCGGCGGGCGTCCGCTCGTCCGAGGAAGGCCCATAATCGCATCCGACGCAGACGGTGTCGGCAGTAGATCGCGAGCCACCTCGTGAAGATTCGCGCCGTAGCCGGTCGAGGAGGCCGTCGCGTTCGTCGCCTGCGGGGTCGGTAGTAGGCCCCCGGTCGCCAGTAAGCCGTTCTCGACGATGATCGCTAGGTCGGTTACTCGCTCGCGGCCCGGCTTCTTCTGCAGGTGTGCCTCGGGAGAGTTGCCCGAAGGCTGCGCGACCGGAGTCGGCAGCATCTGCACCGCCTGGCTCAGGCTCATGCCCGTCCCCTCCTGGTGCCGACCGGCCTTGTGGTCCGACGCAGTCGGCGTCGGAATCAGGGCACCAGGTACTCGATCTGATCCGCGAGACTCACCGAGTGCCCGCCCTCCCTGCGTTTCTCCGGAGGCTGCGAGCCCCCGCAGCTGCCAAGGTTCGCCTGCGGGGTGGCCAACAATGAACAGTCGCTCTCGCTGGTGAGGGGCACCGACGTCGGAAGCGCGAGCAATACACCATTGCGCGTCATACCCGATTGAGGCCAGGTCTCCGACCACACGTCCTGCTGCCCGGAGAGCAGGTCCATCTGCTCCGACTCCCAGCAGTCCCTGCTCGGATTCCACCAGACTGAAGGCTCCACTTGTTAACGCTCCTCGCACGTTTTCCCACACGACCAGACGCGGCCTTAGCGTCTTGACCGCTTCGTACATCGATTCCCAGAGGCCCGAGCGCGTGCCCGAGGCCATGCCCGCGCGACGGCCAGCGAGGCTCAGATCCTGACACGGCGAGCCGCCGCAGATGACGTCCACCGGCTCGACGTTCTCCCAGTCGATCTGCGTGATGTCGCCGAGGTTCGGTACACCCGTCCACCGCACCTCAGCTAGACGGCACGGCCCCGGCTCGACATCGCTCGTCCAAGCGACGCGCGCATCCGGATCAAGCGCCATGCGAACAGCCATATCCAGCCCGCCATAGCCAGTAAAGAGACTTCCGATAGTCGTCATTCTGCAGCCCCGTCTCGGTCCCATATCCTGTAATAGCGGTTCTCGAACTCAGCCTCACCGCGCGGGTTTGCGATCTCCAAGAGCACATCTGCATGGCAAGGCTGATCGAGCTTGCACCAGCAAGCCAGATCCAAGCCCCACAGATTCCGGGCTGCGCACGACGCTACGAACCGGCCTTCTCGCGTCTGCTCGATCCACTTGCGATACCGAGCGACAGCCTCATCCGCCGACGCGACAACAAGCTCGCCGCCCTCCTCAAGCTCACGCGCCGACCGTGCGACCCTAAACGGATTGCCGTATAGGCTTCCTCGCCCTACATACTTCGTGTGCGACGGCATCTTCCAGCCGCGAGCGCGGCGGCGCTGGATCCTGATCGGGAGCCTCATCGCTGCTCCTCAGCCCAGACGCCGACCTCTACGAGCTCGGCAGGCGTGTATCCGCGAGCGCGGGTGAAGCTGATGACGGTTTGTGCGCAGGCTTTGTGGGTGAACGCTTCAATTGCGGTGGCTTCGTTTTCGGCGTCGATGGTGATGCGGACGTTTGAGCCTTTCGGCGCGAGCTGTGTGCGGCAGACGGGGCAGCGTCGGTAGGCGTTGACGGTGCGCACGGGCTTGATCTCGATCACTTGTCGGCTCCCTCAACATCGGTCAGGTCGTAGATGTGGACACCGCACGCGGGGCAACGGCGCAGTGTGTGCGGCGGGCATGGCTCCTCGGCGGCGTCGGCAGGCTTGCCGACTTTGCCCGTGACCTGGACGAGCCTGAGACCGTGCAGGACTGTTGGGGTGGGGCCGGAGCGGATGGCGAGGCCGCGGCGCTCTACTTCCTCGACGAACGCTGCGCAGGCCGTTGCGACGAGGTGCGGCATGGGTAGATGCTGGTCAGTGATCTCCCATTCGATGCTCAGGAGTCCTGCAGTTCTCATTCTCCAGCCTCCTCGGTGGTGATCGCGGCGCCCTGCGCGATGTTGACGAGCTTGTCGATGGGGTCGCCGATCATGAGGCGGATCTCGAGTGTCTCGGCGTCGTTGCCGGCGTAGCGGTCTGCGACGGAGACGGCGGCTGCGGCGAGCTCGGCCGCAGCGGCGATGATCGCTTTCTGCAGCTCCTCGATACGGTCGAGGAGGTAAGCCATATCGACGGCGGAATTCTGATCGAAGGCAGCGACAGCGTCTGTGTAGGCCTTCGCGATCGCGGCGCGATCTGCGCCTGCGTAGCTGCGGCCCGCGAACGCAACGGCATCCAATCGGTCCTTGATCTCGTTGATGGTGGTCATTGGTTGTCCTTCTCTAGGGGTCTTGCCCTGCGCGCTCGTGGCGCGGGCTTCGTGCCCGCCCGGGACTCGCACCCGGGGGTCTGCTCGTCGGGCTGCGCGGTCTTACTGCCGGTCCCGCCTTGTTCTCTTGGCGGCGGGTGGCCTCCCCGTGGCCGCGCTCAGCGGGGAGCAGACGGGGCACTAATCGACGTCGTCGACGTACTCGTACTCGCCGTTATTGAGCTTCTCGCAGGCTTCCTGAGCCTTATCGACGATCTCCTGGTAGATGTCCCGCTTCGCACTGATCGCTTCGCGAGCGAGGCGACGCGCGTTCACATCGTGCAGCTTCTGCGTGAGCTCCAGATCCTCATCCGCAGCGAGGACAGCCTCCTGCGCATCCCAGCGGATCAGCTTCGCCTGCTCGGCATCGAGGTAGACGGCAACGTGCGCGACCTTCATGATTCGTCCTTGCTCACTCCTGAGACCGCAACTGATGCCCGCATGGCGTCGGCCATCAGCGCGGTACTGCGGGCAAGTGTCCCGGTACTCTGCAAGCCCTGATTGCTCTTCTCACCCATGATCGCGAACGTCAGAGCGTTGCCGACTCTGAGATACGAGTCCGCGAGCGCGCGGTCCCCTCTGTTGGTGGTCCCGCCGATTTCTGCGGTCTCGTCTGAGAGCAGTGCATTGAAGGCTGCGGTGCCGGCGCGCTCTGCTAGCAGGACGGCTGCGATTGCTGCGTCGACCTGATTAAGTTCGACAGTGATCGTGTTCTTGAACCTCATAGTCCTTCTCCTTGCTTAGGGGTGGGTGTTAGTGATGTCCTGCATGACGGGCACCGTCGCGGCGAGCCGCTTTGCTATGGCTTCGCGCTCGTCGTTTGCGACCATGGCCTCGTCCAGGGCTTCGATGATCTCCGTCATCCTGTCGTGCTCCTTACTGAGCACTGCCTTTGCGGTGCGGATCGCCACGTCGGTGTGGAGTCTCTCGACTTCCTCGTGGTCGATCTCAGCGTGAAGGCTTTCCTCCTTGAGGAAGTTGCGCAGCCACCCGAGGTCGTCGAGCTCGAGGGTGAGTGTCACCGGGTTTACGAGGTGCTTCGTGGTCATCGGGCGGTCTCCTCTTCGGGCTTACGGCCTTCAAGCAGGCGGAGGATGACGAGGCCGACGCCGATTCCGAAAGCAATGATCCCGATTGCGAGGCCGATCCCGTCAGTGGTCGCGCCCGTCTTAGCGAGGCGCTCCTGCGGGGCCTGGATGGTAGCGGGCGTAGGTTCCGGCTGAGGCTTCTCGGCGACCGGCGTAGCGGTCGGTTCAGGCTTCGGCGCGGGCGTAGGAGTAGGCAGCGGGGACGGCGCAGATTGCGGCTCGTCTGAGGGGGTCGGAACCGGTGCCGGGGTCGGCTTCGGCGACGGTTTCGGGAGAGGAGACGGGACCGGCGCGGGCGTCGGCATACTCGGGTCAGGCGTGGGGACCGGCGCGGGCTGAGGCTTGGTCTTGCCGTCGCCGTCTGTACCGCCCGAGGCCTTGATCGTCGCGGTTGCCTCAAGGCTCTTGCCATTGATCGTCGCTCGGTTGGTGTAGGCGTCCTGGCCCTCGACGTGAGGGGTCGCTGCAGGATAGACGACGCAGACCAGCGAGCCGGCGGGCGGCGTGAACGTCAGCACGTGCGCGGACTCGTCGAGAGACCCGTCAGTCCAGGTCGTAGTCGCAGGATCCCAGGTCGGGCCCGACGAGCACTTCACAGCCTTCGGGAGAGCGTTCGTCTCGTCCGTTAGCGTGTAGGTCTTGCCGGCCTCGACGGCCCACTTGATGCCCCAGCCGATCGACTTGTCCGCATTGGTCCACCCGAACTTAATCGTTTCTGGAGCCGCGTACTCGAAGTGCGCGGGCGCCGAGCAATCGTTCGAGCAGGTGCCCGAGCCCTCACGGTCGCCCCAGACAAGCGTGCGAGTCACCTCGCCGTTAACGACGATCTGCGTGTCCTCGGTGCCGACTGCGGCGTCCGAGAGACGCGCGCGGGCGTGGAAGCTGCCTGTCACGTCGGTCTTGTCCGCGTAGGACGCGGGGACTTCGTCAACCGTGCATGTTAGCGTCGCCTCGTTGGCCTCGCAGTCGCCGATCTTGGTCCCGTCGTCGAGGACGAAGGGAAAGCCGGCATACCACTTGAAGCCGCCGTCCTTGCTGGCAACGGTGAAGTGCTGGCCGACCGCGAGCTTCGGCGCGGTCCAGGTTCCCTCGACGGTGACCTCACTCGAGGTCTGGCGGGAGGACGAGGTGGCCTTGGTGACCTGCGCGGTCATGGTCGGCGCGGCCTCGTCGGCGGCGTATGCGGCGCCGTAGGGCAGCGCGAGCGCCGCGAGGGTGAGGGCAGCGCCTGCGGCCCAGATCTTCTGGAGTTTCATCGGTTGGTCTCCTTGTTGGTTTTGCGGATTGACGGGTAGTAGGTGAGTCCGCGCGTCGCGCGGCGCTGGGAGTCGTGAGCTCCGGTTGGGAAAGCAAGTGCTCGCTGCCTTGCCTGCCGCACGATCTCTCGTGCGGCCTTGTCGTGGCATGGGCGGTCGTCAGGCACTTCGAGTCGGAGTTGCTGAGGCGTCGGCATCAGGCTCGCGCCTCCACGCTCGGCTCATCGAGCCTGAGAACTTCGAGGGTCACGTGGATCTGCTGACGGTCGAGATCGACCGCGATCTTCGGCGTGTCGAGGGCGAAGCAGTTATTCAGCTCTGCCTCGATGATTACGTCCTGCGTCGCCAGGCAGATCAGATGAGGCAGCGGAGCCTCACCGTCCACGTCGTAGTAATCGAAACCGACGTGACGCTCGAGCAGCGTCGTGCCCTTCGCGCGCGCCTTCGACGCGGAGCGCTGCATGCGAGCGGCGATCTCCTCGATGGAAGCCGCGCGCGATGCCCCTCGGACTGCGATCCAGGTGAGCAGGCCGCATCCGACGAAGAGGAGGACAACGACAACGAAGATGACAGAGGCGCTCACAGTCGGCCCGCCTTCCAGTCCGCACGGATCAAGCAGACCGCGAGCGCGAGGAGTCCGAGGGCCGGGACGAAGGTCCACTCGGGGAGGCCATCGGGGTTGTCGAGGCCTCGCATCGCGAAACCGAGGGTGAGGGCAGCGGCGAGTGCGGCGCCTCCGATGAGGGTTCGCCAGGGCCGCAGGTGGCGGCGGCGTGTGGTAGTCTTGTTCACGGAATCTTCCTTCTTTCTCTAGGGGTTCTGCTCGCTCCCAGCGCTTCTACCGCTGGGAGCTCTTCTTTTCGGTGGTGCCGGAACCGAGGCTCTGGCACTGGTTGTTGAGGTCGTCTCCGCTGTATCGGACGGAGCGCCCGATCTTGATTGCGGCGACTTTGCCTTCGACTCCGAGGCGCTCGACGGTTGAGCGGGAGAGGCTGAGGATGTCCTGGACCTGCTGCGCGGAGTACCAGCGGTCCGGAGCGAACGGGGCGACTGCGGTCATTTTCCGGACACCGCCTTGTCGATTGCTTCTTCGATCCGCTCACCCGCGTCGAGGCCCATATAAACGAGGCGGTCGAGCGCATCCCCTCCGTAGACACACGCGAGGTATACGACGCAGACGATGACCGGCACTGCGGCGACCGCGAGAACTAGGCCGATGGTCACCGCGACGACGGCGCTCATGACTGGATGTCCTCGTCGTAGATGCTCCCGTGCGAGGCCTGGAGGATCACGACGCCGGACTGCTTGTCCTGGATCGCGTATCCGTTCGGCTTCTGCGCTTCTGCGGCTGCGCGGGACTCCGCTTGCTTGACAAGCTCGGATGGCTGCACTTCGAGCGCATCGGCAAAGGCACACAGGTCGTCGACGTTGATACGCCGCGAGCGGTACCGGATCTTCCGGAGCACTCCGCTGTAGGAGAGGCCGGACTTCTTGCTGAGCTGCAGGAGCGAGATCCCACGCGCTTCTGCGGAGGCCTCGATCACATCAGCTATCCCGATTGGTATATATCCCATACCGCATAACCTATGCCGATTGGCAACACTTGTCAACTCGACTTGCGTGCGAGTGTTGCCACTTGGCATACTTACCGCATGGGAACGGCGACTCGTTATGTTGAGTTGGTGGCGTGCATCCTGCGTGAACTTGCTGATCGCAGGGGCCTCAGTGGAGCCGAGATTGCGCGCCGCAGCGGCGTATCTCAGGCGCAAATCTCGCGCATATTTACCGGAAAACGGACCATCAGTGTAGATCACGTCCTGGCCGTCGCCGAGGTGCTCGGAGTGCGCGGCTCCGACGTTTTTGCAGAGGCTGAGCGCCGATTCCTCTCAGAGCAAGCAGAGGCGTAGGCCGATAATTGGCCTGCGCGGATTACAATCGCGCCCGCCCTCATCCTGCGAGTTGTACGCTGTCCATAAGGCAGGCCGCGCTCAAAGGAGGAGCTATGCATCGACCTAAAGGAGCCTTCCGGCTCTACTCATCCGACCCTGCGGAGATTATCTGCACCGACACTGAGCTCCTGTATGACTCGAAGCGGCGCGGAGAGCCAATCCAGCGGATCCCACTGACCGACGTCGTCAGCGTCGAGGTCGAGGACGGCGAAGCAGCGCAGGCGCGCGTGACTGCTACCCGCCTCGTCGCACTCGGCATCTTCGCGCTCGCCGCGAAGAAAAAGAGCGGCGGCGACAAGTGGCTCATGATCGAGACCCGGCGAGCACTGCTGACCCTGCACTTCGACCGTAAAGCCGTCGACGGACTGATGCGCTTCGTTGCGCACACCCGCGCCGCCGTGAAGGCCGCGCAGTCCCAGCCCGCACCCGCGCCGACACCCATGTCGGCCACTCAGCCCGGCGTTCCTCAGCAGCCCGCCCCGAAGCCGGGCGGCTGGGGTCGCATATTCCGCTAAATCTTGTGGCGCTGTAGTGGCGCATGCCGATCTACGCGCCTATTTTTCGGCGCGAATAGGGGCCTCCGTTTCGATTCCCCCCATCTCCACACACACCCCGGAATCTCGTTGAGATTCCGGGGTTTTCGTTGCCCTCACAAGGTTTTCGGCACTTGTTCGCACACTCGCCTATATATCAGGATGTGTCAGGGTATAGCATTGGCAATGGCGCAGACGTGGCGCAGACAATGGAAAAAGATTCTGCGCCACTGATTCGACGAGGAGGCAGACATGAGCGGACGGCGAGCCTTCGGCTCAATCCGAAAAGCCCGCAGCGGACGCTTCGAGGTTCGATACACAGGGCCGGACGGCGGCAAGTACACCGCCGGGCGATCATTCGTCCGCAAGGTTGACGCGAGCGCTTTCCTCGCACACGTCGAGGCCGAGATCAGCGAGGGCACCTGGACCAGCCCAAAGGAAAGCCGCGAGCGCGATCGCGCGCAGGAGGTCGCCGCCGAGCGTGCGGCGATCACTTTCGCGGCGTGGTCTGAGCGGTGGCTAGCGTCGCTCGAGCGACTAGGGCGGACCCCCAAGACGATCCAGACGCACACATATCGGATGAGGCAGCTTGTCCCGGTTTTTGGCGCACAGCCGCTCGGGGCGATCAGCGTCGAGGATGTGGACACGTGGTATCAGCGCGTCTGGGAGGCTAAAGGCCCTGGCGTCGTGCGACCTATCTATATGACCTTGTCTGCGTGCATGACCGCCGCGGTGAAGGCGGGTCTCATCACGGTTAGCCCCTGCAAGGTTCCCGAGGGGCAGAAGCACCGGCCCGTTCGCGAGCGCGAGCGGCAGGTCGCGACCCCCGA